TAATTAGAAATTTCTACACCATTAATCAACATTCCAATTCCACCAGGAACTGTTGGTTCATTCTCACTGTCTTTAGTATTGACAGATAATGGAAATTTTTTCAGAAGTTTTTGTGGCCCAATTAAGTTACTATTTTGTGATCTTAAACTTAAAGTATCATTTGTGTTAACACTTTCAGGTTCCTTAAATGTTATGTAATCTGATCCACCAATAAATGATCTCGAAGAATATAATCTTATATTCGAATTACTTACTTTTTCAACAAAATAATTACCAGTTTCTAGTCCAACTATGGGGGTTCCAGCAGGTTGATAAGTGATTTCCTCTCCAGTAAAAAATGGAACAGATCCTAAGTTTAACTCCGTATATGTTATATTATCCGATAAACTATTTGCTAATTCAATAACATTAGCAGTTTGAATTGCTGTAGGAATTGTGTAAGAATATTGAGATGTTAGGTTTGGATCTGGATTTAAATCGATTGAAGGTAATGAATTGGATGCAACATACATAAATTCATTATCTTCATTATATACATTTTGTATATCAGAAAATAACTCATTAGATTCTAATGGCGTTCCATTACTTGAAGGAGTTCTTAATTTTCTTCTAATCACATATTCAGTTCCCACACCAATAGGAAATTGTCCTGATATTTGTACTCTAAAAGATTCATCTGCAATATCATTTGTTACAAAAACAGTTAACTCTACAGCATTAGACCCTCTTTTTAATATCTCTACTTGATCACCTTTCTTTAGAGATGATCTGTAAATGGGGGAAGTTACATCAAAACTATTATTTCCTACAGATTTTCCTATACCAAAACTACTTCTAGTATTATAAATCCAACTATTTGCAAATAATTCTTTATATGTTTTATTTGCTGTTGGATTTTTTATTACTTCTCCTATACTATCGACAAATATATTATCACCTTCATCTACTTTTAAATTTTCAGATATCTGAATAAAATCAGAAATTGAACCTGTAATTATTAATTCGACTTTTTTTGAAGTATCACCATCTTCATATCCAAAATAAGTTTGATCTGATAAAACATTGTCTGTGGAATTAATTGTATTTACAATTCCACTACAACCAAAAAATTGATTTATACTTTTGCTTGTGTATGTAATCTCATTTGTACCTGAAAATATAGTTCCTGTTACACCAAATCCTACTGTAGAATCTACAGTAAGGATACTAGAACCAGAACCAGCAGTTTTCAAACATTTTGTATTGGGAGTAACAACAAAATCACCTTCTATTGTTGTCTCATCACCGTAACCAATGAATAATGAAATTTTAAAATATTGCTTATTATTTCTTGTAAACGGTTCTACTTCAGATATAATTGCACTTATTGAGGTATCTGATTTTTTTTGAATTGTCTGCCCAACTAGCTTTAAAGGATTTCCAGATATAACATCCGCAATAATAACTTCTCTTCTACCATAATCTGAAGAGGATGGTTTAATCAAATAATCCTCTAAATTTATAACTTTAGGTGTAACACCATAAAGAACATTAAACAATATTCTAAACGATTCATCTGTTCCTTTTGCTTCATAGAATGTTCTTGCTTCTTTAATAAAATTTCCTGCATCAATTTCGGAAACAAAAACACTATCCTCAAATCCAGGTGTAAATGTTTTCTTTAATTTTTTGTAAAATTCTTTTAAAAATAAAGAACTTAAATTTTGTACAGAAGTATTTGATGAATGAGAACTTACATCAGAAGTAGAAAATACTAATTCTTCTTGATTTAAATCTTGATGATAACTGGTGATTCCAGAAAATCCACGTATACATCCTGTAAAAGTATTTGTAGATATCCCACTATAAGTTATAATTTCATCATTTATTTTTAATAATCCATACTTATTTGGAAATCCTTTTGTACTAGAAACATATATTGTTGTATCAGTTGAACTAATTCCAGAAGTAACTAGTGTACTATCAACGACGACTTCTGGTGTTAAATTATCAACTTTTAAATATTGATCTAAATTTTCAGCAATGTCAGATGGGCCACCTTGATATTCTTGAGAAATGTAATATTGCTCTAAGAAAGTGACTGCATTTGGACTTTCATCCAAAATAAAACTTGGAATTTGATTCTCGATAATATCTTGAACCTTTACTCTAGATTCAAACCCTGTTTGTATCATATTACTTTCTTACTAAATTTCCGTTAGAATAACTTGATGTATAAAAATCTTTTACAAATAATGTTCCAGAAATTTCATCACCAGAAGCAATTACATCCCTTACCATATTTATTGTGCTTTTTGAGATATCAAAATTCAAATAAAGATCTTTCAAACCTATCACATCATTGGATTCTGGAAATGCCTGAATTTCAATAATTCCACCTTCTACCGATGTAGAAGTTATGTTTATAGTTGTTAGTACAATTTCTCCCTTAACATAATCAACAGTTCCTGCTGATTTCACAATAACTCTATTTGTATCTCCAACTGGTTTTACTATTGATATAACTCCAGTCTTTTTATCTTCATTTGGGACATCAGTGAAATAAACAGTATCTGGTTCCCCACTAATTTTAAATCCAGTAGACTTTATATTATATCCATCCAAATTGACATGAAATTGATTACCAAAACACAACTCATATTGAGCAAATTGATTTAATGCTGCTTTTAAATCTCTTCTTATTCGTATCTTTGTTATATTTGAAGTTATTGCAGTGTCTGTAGAATCAATAACCTGAAGTAATTTACTATATTTTAATCTTCCACCAAAAATATTTAAGTCAACAGATTCTGAATACTTTGTCAAAGAATTAATTACTTTTGTTTTTAAGGATTCCTCTGTTGATACCTGAGAATAGTTAAAATAAATCGATGAATTTATCTCAACATACAATAATTTTAAATCTAATATTTTCTGATTAATTCCAGAAATACTATATTGTTTTAAATCTGATAGAATTCTTCTCTTATTAAAATCAGAAACAAACGTTCCATTCTTTGGTTTAATAATAATTGAAACAGTTCCAAACTCTGGTGGATCCAATTCTTCACCACCAATAATTGAAACGGATTCTGTATTAGGATAAATCTTTTTTATAATCGATTCATAATCTCTTGAAGTTACTGCTCTAAATTGAGAAGAGTAAATTCTTGGAGCAAAATATTTAATTGAACTTATAGATTCCGAATCAGCTCCATTTATGGCATTCTGTTCAGTTTTTATAATTACTGTTCCCGGATTAACACTATTTGCATCATCAGTATTATCAATTATTGTTCCGGCAAATGAAAATATATTCTCTTGCCCAGGTTTACCACCAGCACCATTGCCGTCTTTACCATCAGTAACGATATAATTGACTGTTATAATTGCACCATTTTCAAGTTTCTTACCAATAAATCCATCACCAAACAATAATTCATATTTCTCATCCTGTATTTCCTGAATTAAAAATATTCTTGATTCAGAATTTACATTAAAAATATTATCAACTAAAGTATATTCATTACCAAGAACACCTTCTTCATCACTAACAAATACTGATATTGTAGATGTATCAATATAAGAATTATCTAAAATAAATCTTTGATCTAAAGACGAATCAACTCTAAATGATTTTTGTAAAAATGTACCTTGTAATACGTCAACATTAAAAGAAGCAGTGCCTGATGCGTTCACAGTCGTCTGTACGTTGTCTGGAGTTGCAAATGTATAGGAAGTATCATTAACAGTTCCCGTGCAGACCAGACCCCTTCTAAGCACGACAGAACTAAATCGTGAAGAGTCAATACCATTGATATCAAATGATATCGTAGCTTTTGCTGCTGTTCTTGAACGTGGTACATACCCAATGTTTCTGGCAAGAGAAACTACATTTTCACGAAGTGTTGCCGAATCCAGAAAGGATTCATTCACAATCATGTTTGAATTAAATGCAGTAATATAAGTATTATATGCTAATGTATCAATTAATACTGAAAAATTAGAACCTTCGAAATCAAAATCTGTAAATGTAGAATTGGCACGAAGAAAATCCTTAATCGATATCTTTATCTGATCAAAGTCTAGATTTGTAAATTTAGTGAAAGGCATATTACTATCTTGTTGCCTCTAAGAGGAATGAATATTCTTGAGTCGGAATCTCTTGACCAACAATATCAAATACAATTGTCACATCAAATGAATTCTGATCTGGATTTGGATTGACAAAGACTTCAAGATTTTCTATTCTTGGTTCAAAATTTTCAATGGCAACTTCAATTTGATTCTGTATTACAGATGCCGTACCGAAATCTACGAATTCAAAAAGACTTGATCTTACATCTGATCCCAATGAAGAATTAAAAAATCTTTCAGTAGGAATAGTTTCGACGATATTTCTTACGGATCGACGAATAGCACTCTCATTCTTAAGAATTTGAAGATCTTTTGTTACTGGATGAGGATTAAAAGATAAACTAATATCTTTAAATGACCTTGATATCCTCTTAATTGTCATTGATCAAGAGATTTTTTATTTATTTATGGTGTCATTC